TATGACACGATGGTGACGGGATCGGGATCGCGGACGCAACCGTTGCACCTTGTGATCACGACCGCTGGTGCGGATGACAGCTACCTGTGGCTCGAGAACTACAACTACGCTGTGGAAGTCGTGCGAGGCAATTTCCGTGACGACTCGATGTTTTCGATCATTTTCGAGTTTGACGAGAACGATGACGCAGCCGACGAAAAGAACTGGATCAAAGCCAATCCGAACCTGAATGTGTCGATTGCCGAGGATTACTTGCGACAGCGGTGGAACGAAGACCAGCACACCGCAGTAGGTCGCAATCGGTTTATCCGATACCACGGAAACCGGATCGTTTCTTCGACCGAAAAGGCTTTTGACATTACCAAATTCGATCAGTGCGTTCAGCCTCTTTCCGACTGGTCGAAAGCGGAAGCGCTCGGTGCTGGGCTTGACCTCGGGTCTCGAGATGACTTGGCTGCTTATTCGCTGTGTGCTCGATTTCCCGTAGCGACCGACCAAGAGGGCAAAACAGTTTATCGGTACGAAATCAAGTGCCGAACCTACATCGCCTCGGATAGCAAACGGAACTTGAACGAGATGCCGTTTGCAGGGTGGATCTACACGGGCGAGTTGCATAAGTGCCAGTACCCACTCAGCGAGCTTGAAAGAGATTTGGACGAAGAGATGGCATCGCTGGGAATCACGACTCTCGCCTATGACCCTTACAACGGGCAGGTTACAGGTGAAAGCCTTGCTGCCAAGGGGATCGTGGCTGCACGCATGTCGCAGACACCGCAGCACTTTAATGAACCGATTCGAGATCTGATCGTCCTCATGGATGAAGGTCGGCTGAGATTTGAAGATAGCAAGCTTCTGCGGTGGTGTTTCAATAACGCCATCATCGCTCGCGATCGCCAAGACAGGTGGCAGTTTGACAAACGTGAGTCAAAGGACAAAATCGACCCTGTCGTCGCTGCGACCATGGCATATCGCGTAGCAAGCATGCAACCCGCACGCGTCGATGGGAGTTACTACGTTGTCTAAGAGGTGGCATGATGCCTAAGTCATTGCGAAGTTGGCTCATCAAGTGGTGGGGCACAGACGACTCATTGCTGACCGATCGCGTCAGCTACAGCGAGGCACTCAGTCTGCCGTCGCTCTGGTACAGCATCAACAAGATTTGCGAGGATGCCGGCCAGTTGCCGCTGGACATTAAAAAGGAAACCGGCGTTGGACTGGAGACGGACTTTCGCCATCCCGCATATCGATTGTTGAGAGATCAAGCAAACAAGTTCCAAACGCCAGACGTTTTCAAAAGCCAGGTAACCGGCCATGCGATTATGTTTGGCAACGGGCGAGCAGCAATAATACGAGACGACTTTGGCAATCCCGTCGAATTGATCCCGATGCTGCCAGATCGCACCTGGACGTTTATCCTCAACGGCGACAAGGTACATGTGACCAAGCCGAACAAAGAGGATGACAAGGATGTCACCATCTCGCTACGCACCGATGCCAATGGATACGTTGCGTTTGGGGACAGCGATGTCATTCACATCCAAGGTTTCACCTACGATGGCATCGAAGGCATCGGCCTGATGCAAATCGGTGAAAGCGCGATTAGCGCGGGAGTGAACTCGACGAAGTATTATCAGAACCAAGTCAAGCGAGGATTCCGAGGCAAATTGTTCCTTGAAGCGCCTCCAGGTCGATTTCGCGATTACGCAGACGCAAAGGAGTTCATCGACGAGTTTAACAAGAAGGAAGGCGGGTCCGACAACGCGTACAAGGCCGCTCTGCTGCGTGAAGGGATGAAAGCCCAGGCAGTGTCGATGACCAACAGCGATGCTCAGTTTGAGGCAATGGGTAAGTTCAATCGCACGGACATTGGGTTGCTGTTTGGATTGGACAGCGTACCTGGGGACGGAGCGCCGAAGACGTACAACAGTTTGGAACAGTACAACCTGATGTACGGTCGAGCGCTCGATCGATGGTTGTGCAAGTGGGAGTTGCAGTGCGATATGAAGTTGCGGTCGGAGGTGCAGATTGTGCGACGATCCCACTATTTCAAATTCAACCGCGCGGCAATCTACCGAACTGACTTGGCAACAACGGTAACATCGCTGTGCAACTTGCTGACGCACACGGTCATCAGTCCCAACGAAGCTCGGGAAAAGCTGGACATGACTAGGCGGGAGGGTGGCAACGAATATGTCAATCCCGCTACCACAGCGTATGGAGGTTCTCAACAAGAAGAAGAGGAATCGCCAGACCAGGAAGTTTCGCCATCGCAAACCGCTGAGTCTCGGGCAGTGGAAACCATGCTGTCTGGGTTGATCCGCACCGAGTCCAATAACGCAATCCGCGGTGCTCACTCGAAAAACTTCGTTTCTTGGATCGAAAGGAACTACGGCAAGTGGGAGCCAAAGCTAGCAGAAAAACTCGAGTCCATTGGCATCGATCGCGATCGGGCCCGAGTTCATTGCGAACAGTCAAGAAAAGAGTTGCTCGACATCGCTGGCAATTCAACGTCCGACAACCTCGAAGCAAACGTGAGATCGCTGGTCGATTCATGGATGAATAGAACCTATTACCTGATGGGAGTAAATGATGATCCTAGTTAATGCATCCACTAACGAAATGTTTCTTGATGGGGTTGTAGGTGCCGACTGGACAGGCGAGGGAATCACTAGCCAAGGTGTTGGCGAAGCTCTCGGCAAAATCAAGGGGCGAGCCGTCGTCCGCATCAACTCGCCTGGCGGGTCGGCCGACGAAGGAATTGCGATCTACAACTTACTCAAGCGACACCGTGGCGGCGTCGATACACACAACGAAGCATTGGCCGCGTCGGCAGCATCAATCATCTTCTTAGCTGGCGACAAGCGAACCATGGAGCGGGGCAGCAAGTTGATGATTCACAGGGCCCACACGATTGCGATCGGCAACAGCGTCGACATGAGCAAAATGTCCGAGGTGTTGGAGATGTACGACAAGGATATGGCGAGTATCTATGCTGAGTACATGGGGACTGTTTACGACAACATTACTGAAGAGCAAATTTTAACGTGGATGAGCGAGGAGACATGGTTTGACGCAGACGACGCAGTGCGGCACGGCCTTGCTACCGACCTCTCGCCAACCGTCCGAAAGAAGACTGCTGCGGCAGCTGCATGGATCAAGCATCCACCGCAGGATCTGTTTGAGGAGATGGCAGTTGAGCGATCCAACGTGGAGACGCGACTGCGCCACATGGCTAACAAGTTGAGGCTAGTGAAATGAGTGTTTGTGTGAACGAGGAAGTCCAACAGGCTGTTTCGCAAATTCCGTATTGGTACCATCGCATCGAGTTGCCGGGAGTTACGACTCCTGGTTGGGCTCCCATTGATCGTGATGCCTACCGCATCCCAGACGACCTGACAGGCAAGCGGGTGCTGGATATTGGATCCTGGGACGGCTATTGGACTTGGGAAGCGATTCGACGCGGCGCGAGTTACGTTATCGCGATCGACGATTTCAGCGACACGCTAGGGGTGCCCGGGCTCACCAGGGACTCGCAATGGAAAACTTGGGATTTGTGCCAAAAAGCGTTCGGATATAGTAACTGTCAACGGTTGACGATGTCGGTCTACGACATATGTAACCTAGGGGTGCAGTTCGATTTGATCCTTTGTTTTGGTGTTCTCTATCACTTGAAACACCCCATGTGGGCCTTGGAAAAGCTTTGGCAAAGCACCAAGCCGGGTGGCAGCATCCACATTGAAACCGCGATTCTGGACGGCGTCCTGAGCCCATATAGCAACCAAGCTCCGCATGAAAACGCAGTGTTTGCCGAAGTTTATCCCGAGGACCAATTTGGAAAAAATCCAAGCAATTGGACCGTTCCGACCTTGAACTGCGTCGACGCATGGTTGCGAAGCACTGGTTGGAAGTGCGAGAAAACCTGGAAATTGACACCGTTCCCGTTGACGATCAGTCAGGTGCGAGGTTTTGCGCACGGCGTAAAACTTGACAACAGTTGACGGCAACTAT